TAGTAGCTAGGGCGTTTCTGTCTTTAATTCCTTGATCTTGAAAGTAATCAAGAGCAAGTTTTTCATATTCTGAACACCCTTTACAAATTAGCCTTTTCTCTTTCGGCTTTGGTGGTGCAACCTCTAGGATTGCTGTCTTCTCAGGTTCAAACTCTTTAATTATAGAATAAGGATTTGCATCCACTGGGGGAGGCGGCCCTTGTAGTTTATAACTAGAGAAAGGCAGTGTTGCCGTACTGGTTGTAACCGTTGCCAAAAGGGGCAGGGCTACTGTAAAGATAAATTGCATTAATTTTAATTGAACTCTACATCCGTATAGAAAGGGGGTACACCCTTTTCTCAAAGGGCACTTTCCACGGCTCTAAATCAAAATCAAAATCTCATAATAAACACCCTGCTCATAACAGGGATTTTACATTATAAGTGAATATTTAGGATTTGTCAATCAAGAGTCATAATTTCAATATCATCATCTAAATCTGAAGTAAGCCACTCAGAGAACTCTTCTTCTAAAGCAATGGCGTTTTCAATTTGGTTGTTCTTCGTCAGTTTAGAAAACCTGTTAATACTCCAATCACGAATATCAAGAATCAGATTTTCCATTGAAGTTTGGTCGTCAGTCATAAATACTAGTTGATTCCAAATTATATTAAACCATAGTGGTAGGTCTGTCAAGTGTGGAACATAAAAGGAAAAGCTATTGATAAAGTGCCAGATGGCATGGAAGGATTTGTATATCTTATCACAAATCTGGAAAACGGAAAAAAATATGTCGGAAAAAAGACTTTTTGGGAAAGAAGAAAAGATAAAAAAACCGGAAGAAGAAAAAAGAAAGAAAGTAACTGGAGAAATTACTTTGGCTCTTGTGATGAACTAATAGCAGATGTCAAAGTTCTAGGAGAAGATAAATTTCTTCGAGAAATTTTATATCTTTGTCCACATAAAAAATCCATGAGTTTCTATGAAACCATGGAACAATTTAAAAGAGATGTAATTTTAAGAGAAGATTACTATAATACCAATGTAGAAGGAAAATTCTTTAGTTCAGAAAAAGACAATATCTATGGTATTGTAATTAAATCTGAAGACTAAAAAAGGGAGCTAGATGCTCCCTTTTGGCTCATGATCAGCCTTCTAGATACATTTCAGTGAGTTCTAGAATTGACTCTTCTGAAAGATTTTCTAGAATCTCAAATGCATCTTCATAATTATCAGCATAACCTTCTACAATAAAGTCCTCTAGAATATATTGTGCTAGAAGTTCGAAATCAACTGATTCTCTTTGAGTTTCAGAGTATCCAGCTTTTTTCAAATTGAGAGGCATTTGTCTACCACCTTTCTTTGGCTTTCTAGTAGCTCCGAACCTTCTTTGACCACCAGAAGGAACTTTTACATTAGCACCAGCACTTTTTCCTGGAACTGGTTTGGTGAATAAAGTGGTTTGTCCTGATGGTTCGGTTGGATATCTTCTTGCAGAAGAAGCCGGAGATGTAGCTCTACGAGGTCCCTGTGCCGCTGGAGCCTTAGGACCTTGTGGCCTAGTTGTACTTTGTTGGTGTGGTCCATGTGGACGACCAGAAGAGGTAGAACTAAATGGCTCACCTACTGCTGATCTCGCAGCTGCGGCTCTACCAGCTTTTCTTTGTTCGTAATCACCTCTACTCATTTTACCTTTCATGGCACCAGCAACTGCTTTTCCAGCCTTCTGTAATAGTCCACCAATTGCTCTACGCTTGGTACCACCAGAAGTAGTTCTGGTAGTTTGAGTTGATGGGGCAACACCACGACCACCACCAGAAGTGGTGGTAGTAGTTATTATGGTTCTTTCTGCTTCTTTACCAGCTCTTTCTGTGCTTCTTCCTTGCTTGATAGCTGTAGCAGCACCCTTACGCACAAGACCCTTCAGGGCAGCCATAGCTCTACCAGGAAGACCCTTAGCACGCTTATAAGCATCAGCAGCAGCCTGTTTGCCAGCTCTCATGGCACCCATAGCAGCAGAGCCAGCACCAGTTGCCGCACCTTGCACTGCCTTACCTGCTGATCTGAGAGCACCAGTTACAGCAGCTTTTCTTGCCTCTTTTCTTGCTTGTGCCTTTTCTCCAGAAACTTGCTGTAGAGTTGCTTGTCTTTCTGCTTGTCTTTGTGCCATCCTTTGAGGAGACATTCTAGCTTCACACAATGCCTCTTCTAGAATCACATCATCAGAAAATACACTTTCAATCAAGTTATAAGATTCATCAAGAGTATTACCATAATCCATGAATTCCCAAAGAAGAGATTCCATAACCTCTTCGATTTCCTCTTGCATGAGATAATCTACGAATCTAAGATTCTCATAGAATGTCTCATCAGCTTTTCTTGGATTGTATAGATTACCGTAAGCTTCGGTTAAGTGGTATTTTGACATTTTTTATAAAAAAATTCTTATTTGTCTTTATGTATTTATAAAAAAAGGGAGCTTATGCTCCCCTTAAAATTAAAGTTTAAATCCGCTAAAAGTATCAGTTTTCATATCTTGTTTAATTCCTCCAACAACATAACTTTCGACTTCCGTTTCTTGTGGGGCAACTTGTAGACCTTTAGAAGAAATCCAATGCTCAGTCCAAGGAAGTGGATTATTCTTTGCTGAAATGTCATAAACTGGCTTAAGACCAATTGCTTTCATACGACGGTTAGCAATCCATTCCACATATTGTTGAAGTAATTTGTCGTTGAGACCAATCATGCTACCATCTTTGAACAAATAATCTGCCCACTTTTTCTCTTCATTTACAGCACGATCAAACATTTTATAAACCCACTCTTCCTCTTCCTTTGCAATCTGTTGCATATCAGGATCATCGCCCTCTTTCCACTTATTCAAAATATTTTGAGTAAGTGCTAAATGTTGATTTTCATCTCTTGCGATTAGAGAGATGATTTTTGCGGATCCTTCCATGAGCTTAAGCTCACCGAATGCGAAACTACAAGCAAAACTAACGTAGAACCTAATACCTTCAAGAATGTTAACATTCGCAATTGCTCTATAGAGTTTTCTTTTAACATCGTTGAGTGTTTCCTTTGCGTATGTGACTTGCTCAAGTTTGTGTATCCAAGCATCAGATGTCCCATATTGTTGTGCCGATTGAATGAAGTCATCATAAGACTCTGTAACACTTCTAGCACGCTCCAGAATACGATCATCGGTAATAATAGTATCAAATACTTCTGATGGATCTGAATAGATGTTTTTAATGATATAAGTATATGAACGACTATGAATCATCTCCATAAATCCCCATACTTCCATACACGCTTCCAGTTCAGGAAGTGAGCAATATGGAATAAATGCCATACCAGGACCACGACCTTGAACAGAATCAAGCATAATCTGATACTTCAGATTAGAAGTGTAAATATGCTTCTGTTCAGGACGCAGAGTTTGATAATCTCCACGATCTTTCTGGAGGGAGACCTCTTCAGGTCTCCAGAAATATCCAAGTTGTTGAGTAGTCAATTTATCAAAAACTGGATACTTGTATGAATCGTATCTCTGCACTCCAAGTGGTTGACCAAAAAACATAGGCTGTTTTTTAGTGTTAACTTGTTCTGTATTAAAAACAGTCATTCCTTTAATTGTTGTTTCTAGATCTCCTTTTGAAGAAATTTTAAATTGCATACTAGTCTCCATTCACATTGAATATTTAAACAAATCAAATAGTACAACTTTCACAATCACTTTCACTCGAATTTGCTATTTCATCTAGCAGTGACTGCAAATTTTGTTTTTGCTCATCCATTACTTCATCAGTTTTGATATCATAAGTATTTTGGTAATATGCAGTTTTGTGACCATACTTATATGTGGTAAGAAAGTCATTTGCCATTACCGACACCGGAACTTCGTTGTCTGGATAATTTTCTGGATTATAAGACCAATTGCCAGAAATTGCTTGATCAAAAAACTTTTGCATCACAGAAACAACATTAATATAACCACGATTGGACTCCATATCCCAAAGAAGCGTATAATTGTTTTTAAGAGTATGATATTGGGGAACAATCTGTTTGAGTGGTCCTTTTTTAGATTTCTTAATGGACAAGAATCCGCGAGGTGGTTCGATCCCATTGGTTGCATTTGACACAACGGAGCTACTCTCCGATGGCATCTGTGCGGACAATGTTGAGTGTCGGAGTCCATGCTCCAAGATAGATGCTCTAAGAGTTTCCCAATCATGCTCCAAACCAATAGAAGAAATTTCGTCTACATCTTTTTTGTAAGTATCAATAGGAAGAATTCCATCAGCATACTTAGTGCGTCCAAAGTATTCACAATGTCCTTTTTCTTTAGCAAGTTGATTAGAGGCTTTTAAAAGATAATATTGGAATGACTCAGAAAGTCCATGAACTGCATCCCATGCTTCTTGGGAATCATAATTAAATCCAAGTTTTGCCAAATAGTGAGCAAGACCAATATAACCAATCCCCAATGACCTACGACGCTTTGTAAAGTTTTCTGCTGCTTTTACTGGATATTCTTGATAATCAATTAATTCATCCAAAGAACGAACTACAAGATCACATAGTTCTTCCAGTTCTTCATCGGATTTTACCTTTCCGACATTAATTGCAGAAAGAATGCAAGTAGCAATCTCTGCATAATTATCATCATCAATATGTTGAATTGGAGTGGTTGGTTCGGTAATTTCTTGGCACAAATTACTCATCGTAATTTGATCTTTATAAGAACTGTGCGAATTGCAATGATCGATATTCATAATATAAATTCGACCAGTTTCTGCTCGTTCTTTTAGAACATTCAATATTAGATCTTGTGCTTTGACTTTTTTCTTTGGAATCGATGGATTGTTTTCATAAGATACATAGAGATCATCAAATGTAGGTAATCCAAAGTTATCATACAATCCAGGCACATCATTTGGAGAGAAAAGCGTGATTTCTTCATTTTTGATAAACCTCTCATAAAAAAGTTTACTGAATTGAATAGAATAATCTAACTTACGAACACGATTATCCTCAGTTCCTTTATTATTTTTGAGAACAATGATATCTTCTATTTCTTGGTGCCAGATGGGGAAGTGGACGGTGGCGGATCCACCGCGTATGCCATTTTGAGTACAGCATCGGACAGTCGCTTCAAACTTTTTGAGGAACGGTACAACACCCGTGTGCTGAACCTCGCCACCTCGTATTTTGCTGTTGATACCACGGATGCGACCTGCGTTGATGCCGATTCCCGCCCTTTGTGCAACGTATCTGCCAATAGCCATATCACTGCTAAAGATACTATCGAGGGTGTCATCAACATCAACAAGGACACAGCTAGCAAATTGTCTAAGCGGAGTCCGCACTCCCGCCATGATTGGCGTTGGGATGTTGATTTTGTGCTTTGAGATTGCGTCATAATACCTCTTTACATAGGAAAGACGTGTTTCTTTTGGGTACCTAGAAAACATCGTAAGAGCAATCATCATGTACATAAACTGGGGAGTTTCATATAACTTACCAGTGCTACGATCCTGTACAAGATACTTGTCTACAACTTGTCTTAATCCAGCATAAGTAAACAGAAAATCTCTATCATGGTCTATGTAAGAATTTACTTTATCTATGTCTTCTTTTGAATAAAAATCATAAATCTCATGATCATATACTTTTAAAGAAACACAATTATTAATGTGAGTTTCTAAATGTGCAGTATTTGTTGCTCCACCAAATATTTTTTTACGAATAGAAAACAGAAGAAGTCGTGCCGCAACATATTGATAATTAGGTGCTTCAAGAGATATTAAATCAGAAGCAGATCTAATAAGTATTTCTTGAATTTCATCTGTAGTGATCCCATCATAAAATTGAATTCCAGAGGTCATTTCAACCTGAGATGCAGAAACTCCGGAAAGACCTCTACAAGCCTCATCAACCATTAGATGCATCTTATCGAGATCTAAACCTTCAATTTTTCCATTTCTTTTTTGAACCTTAATTCCGTTCGTCATACTTTTTTCCATTCGTTAAACTTTAATTTTGCTTCTAAACCAGAGTAAGTATTTAATTCTATCACAGATTGCACATCATGTCCAGATAAAAACATATCATTTATGTCTTTTTCTTTTATTGTGTTTGGCCATATCACGATTGAATTGCCAGATTCTATCCTAGAGGTCATTCTTTTGTGGATTTCTAAATTTCTTGGTTCATTATCATAAACATAAACTGGGTGAGAAATATTTAGATTTTCTAAATTTAAGTCGGAACCACACATTGCAATTGAGTTTTTGACAAATGTAGAATCAAATGGACCCTCCAATACATAGACTGGTTCTTGCAAATTAATTTCATCATAACCATAAAGTTTTGGAGAATCTTTATTCAACATTATGGTGATATATTTTATGGGACTTGGAAGTAATGATCTTCCTTGAAATCCTACTAATTCTTTTTTGTAATATAGAGGAATTATTATTCTTGGTTCTTCGTACTTTAAACTTTTTTCATCAAATGTATGAATTAAAGAATTCGTCCATTCTTTAAATTTCTCTACATAGTAAAATTTAGATGAATCTAATTTTCTGTCTTCTAGATACCTTTTTGATTGTATATTTTCTGAAGCTTTGGGTAAATTCAATTTAGCCTTAAATTTTGGCTTTTGGAAATCAAACTTTGGAGTCTCTGCAGTGAAATTTTTTCCAGTGAATCCAGAAGAATATTTTTCTAAACAATACTCCTGATGTAAAACAGAATCAAAAGTTTTTAAAAAATTATTAAAAGACACATTAATTCCACAATTATGACATTTATAATTTGTATTATTTTTTACAGAATAAAAATATCCTCTTGCTCTTGACTTATTCTTTTTGGAATCTCCGCAGATTGGGCACCTACAATTGTATAGATTTTGGTTCTTTTTTGCAAACTTATCTACTCTAGAAGATAGTAGATTAATGTACTTATCATCAATTAGATCCATAATCTAGAATTAAGCTTTGGCTCCTTATTATACCAGCAATACGCCAGAGAGTCAAGCCCTCATTTAAATTGTCTGTTTAACTGGTGATGTTGTTGTATTTCTGATGGAGTCCACCATCCAGACGCAAGAGTAGAAACTGCCGTAGTCAACACTGCTAAAATGACTCCACAGCCAGCTGTCATCCATTTTATTTTGTTGATTTCTTGTACTTTTTCTTCTATTGATTCTATTCTTTTTATGACCTGTCCATGATCTTTATGATTATCTTCTTTAACATCATCAATCATTTTTAAAATAAGATCATCAGATTTATTGCATTGTTCAATTTTTTCATCATGTACAGCAAGCATCTTCATTATATTAGAATTAACTTCACTTAATTTCTGAATAGCGTCATCTAATTTGTGGACTATATTAGAAAAGTCCAATAATTTCTGCTCTAAAACTGCTAACTTTACTGCTTCTTCCGACATGTTAGTGAATTTTTTAATTTATTTCTTTTTCTAATCCACCAACAAATGAATTATACTAATATTTATATTTTACAATAGTCCCATTGACTTTAGCCACTTTTCATATTTTTGGTGATATTGCTTTGTCCTTTTATCAACCAAACCACCTATAGTTCTGCGAAACATTCCCAATTCTGTTTTTGGATCAAACCCAGCTGTTGGTCCCTCATTTGGAGAACTTCCACTAAATGCTCCTCCTTGGCCTGGAGAATTTGCCACCATATTTTCTCTTACAATTTGAATTACTCTGTCTAACTTACTCATTTGTAATTTTTTCCAATTCTTGTGCACAAAAAGGATCTATTGGAATATCATGTATATATCCTCTCGGATATTCAGGTAATTTATTCAAAAAGACAACAAAAGTTTTCATATAAGACCAAAGATCATTGTCGATCTTAAAAAACAACATTGGTGTAGTTGCCTCCCCAAAAATATTATAAAGAATCAAGAAATGATTGATTAACAGGTGTGTTTTTAGCACACCTGTGTTTTTATATCTTCTGAATAATCTTTTTATATATTTGAAGTGATTTAAATCTTTATCAAAATCTTCCTTGGTCACTGCCTGAGGATTTTCATAATTTTTAATGGCAAATAAGAGAAAATTTTCCTCATTCAGTTCAGTAAACAGCATGTATTATCAAGCTAATGGATTTGAATCGTATAATGGAGTGTTTCCAGTTTGAATTCCAGACATCGCAACTAAAGTTTCAGTTTTAACTCTTAAACTACCAGATGCATCAATATATGTGGTCATTCCAACCCAACCAGCATGTGTGAGTGCATATGATGTTGTTTGTGCAGATTCGAGTCCTGCTCCAGCAACACCATAAACTGAGGAATTTTTCTTTCCAGTCAATCTAGTGACAGTCACTTGAGCACCAGATGCAATTGCTGCATTAATAGTAGAAGCAAGAGAAACAATAGAACCAGAAACTGAAGCTACTGATCTCGATACTGCACCACTTGCTAATGTATCTCCAGTCTGTATACCAGAAACAGAAACTAATGTCACTTTATCTGAACCAATACCTGAAGTAGCTGCAGCTGATGTACTAACAACTAAAGTTGTTTCTGCTGATGATTGTGTTTTTTGGCTATATACGCTGTCCCAAGTAGTATATTTTGGTAATTCACTTATGTCAAATTGAACCCCAGAAATAGCTGCACCGCTAAGACCAGAAGTAGATGCAATAGAAAGTTGAGTAGTGCTGGCAATTCCAACAATAATAGCATCACCAAAATAACTTCCAGGTCTTGTACCAAAACGAATTACATCACCAGTAGCAGCAGCACCAACTTGACCAAAAGTAGTTCCACTACCAGTTACAACAAGAGTAGTGTAATCTAAAGATACTGTGCCGCCAGATCCTTTAGCATCATTATTTCCCCAGAGTGCCATGTCTTTTTTCCGTAAAGATTATTTTATATGAATATTTATAAAAAAAGAGACCTTCTTAATAGGTCTCTTTTAATTTATATTAGTAAAAAATCAGCAATTTTTTAGGAGTGCGGTTCTTACCGTTGCAGCAATTACATCATCTATATCGTTATCTGTAGTTTTGACATAACGATCAAGTAATTCAACAACAAGACGCTTAGTATGGCATGAATTTAATGCCGCAAAAATGAGTGGTTTTACAATTTCTACTACTACTCCCATAATGTCCTCCTTTGTAATTTTTTGGATTATATCCAGAAATATTTAGGAATTAATAACGCTTTGACGATAAAGATTTATGAATTCTTTTAATTTTAAAGAAAGTTGTCTTGTTTTTGGCTTTGGTGATTTTAATTTTTTTTCTGGTTTATTTAATTTTGTTTTTTTATGAGGTTTTACCTTTAATTCTTTTGGTGCAGGAAAGTTTGGGATCCACTTTTGAACATATTGTTTTGGAGAAGAAGTTTGTTTTTGTGGTTTTGGAGTTTCTTCGGTCTCTGGTGCAATAGTAATATAAGAAACTCCACCACCAGTTCTTTTTATTGGTGAACGATCTCTCCTAGTACTAACTCTAGCTCTTTCTGCTGGAGTTAGTACATCTCTTCCCTGTGGCCTGGGTCTAGATCCAGCAATATTTGCCTCATCAATTTTCAAAAGAAATTGATTAAATGTTATTGTCATTTTCAATCTTCAACTTTTTTGGGTAGACCCTTATGTGAAGTTTTCGCATATTTACGAATCTGGGCTTCACTCATTTCATCTACAATATCAAGAACCTGCTGACTGACTTCTGACCTTGGAGTTTCTCCTCTCTTAACAGAAAGAGCAAGACCAAATAGTTTTTGTTGCTGTTCGCTTTCTGCTTTTTCTTGGAGGAATGCTTCAATTTCTTCTCTGACTCCCCTAGCAGTAACACCTCTAGTAATTCCTCTAAAAAATGTCCCAGCAGCAGCACCAGCAGCTCCAGCACCTGATGCTCCTCTTTCTCTTGCTTTTTTTGCAGCCTTACCGGCTTCAACACCAGATAACACAGTTCTTGCCAGATCTCGTTTTCCTCTTTTAACTACATCAGATAATGCAGTTCTTAATGTTTCTTTTGTTTCTGGAGAAGTAACAAATTTTTTAACATTTTGTGCTGCGTTTTCTATTCCTTTTGGGGAAGAAGTTTGTGTAGTTTTTTCTTGTGGTTTTGGGGTAGATGGCCTAGCACCTGGAATTACTTTGCCATGTCTACGATGTCTTCTTGTTACTGGTTCTCGTGTTTTTACTGCGTTATCTACAGCTTCGTCGCCTTTTGATTTGATAACTTTTTTCCTGACCGTGCCAGAGGGAGAAGTAGAAGAAAATCTTCTTGTTGTGCCATATTTTTCGACCGCTGCTTTTGTAGTTTTCCCTGGAGCAGCCTTTAACGAAATTCCTCTTTCTTTTCCTGTTGCTGGAGTTTTTTTCTTTCCGACCAAAGTTCTTGCTTCTGATAAAATAAAATCTTCGGAAATACAGAAGACATATTCAATGAAGTTATCAACTCCAAGATCTTCTATTACCATTTGAAGTCCTTCTTCATCCAAACCATGCTCATAAAAATATTCGGTAGCTACGTCAATAATTCCATCAACATATTCTTCGGATAATTCTACACTTTCCCCTATGTTGACATTAGGATTAATATTTACTTTATTAACAATACCAGAACGCTCTTTAAGTTGTCTTTGTCTTGCGTCTTCTATATCTGCCTCAACATCCCCCACTTTTTCATATAGATCGCATCTCCAATCAGAATATGACTCATCCATTTTTTTCTTTTTTCTTTTTGGTGGATCTCCGTCCGGAGTACCTCCCATAGCTTTTCTTATCGCATTATGTCTTGAACCAAGATATTCATCTTCTCTGCTTTCTATTTCACCATCTTCATCATAATCAGCATCTGCTTCTTCGTCATCATTGTCTTCTTCATCTTCATCATTATTCTTCATCTTCTTGTTCTTTTCTTCAATATACTGAAGATATTCATCTCTTTCTGAGATTACCATACCAGAAACAGATTCCAAATAAATCTGTTTCATTTCATTTAGACTTTCTACGATACGATCAGACATTTGTATAAATTCTTAAAACCTATACATTTATTTATTGTTTAAACTCTTTCTATATTTTTTAATAAAATTTTTAATTTTTTTAGTGTCGCTCATACGCATTGCATATTCTCTATATGGATCAGTTCCTACTAATCTTTGATCAGCAGGAACTCCGGAAACATTAGTCCATTCTGTCAAATCTTTTATCCAAGACTTAAACATAATTCCATCTTCGGTAACACAAATCAAATAGTTAGGACCACGACGAGTCACTTTACCAACTAGACCAGTATTTAAGTTTTCTACGATATCACCAACATTAAATATTTTTTCTTGGTAATATTGTTCTCTCAATCCCAATAAATCTAATTTTGGTGCATATTCCCAAACTTCTTGTACTTCTTTCGGTGCTTTTTTTCCGAGCATAGTTCTCTGGACAGCAAAGAACATTGCCTGAGAATCTTTATCTTTCATTCTTTTTGGTATTCCAGTTTTAAACGACTGGAAATTATCATCAACTGCTGCTTTTCTAAGTTTAGATGCAGACATACCAGAAACTCCATCGGCATCTGGATCTCTTGGGCCAGCTGGAACTACATTAATCTCATCAAAAGAATATATTTGTCCATTGTATTGACCTGCCAATCTTTCAAACTCTGGTAGTCTTTCTGATCCAACAACAATATTAACTTTTTTATATCCATCTTCGTTTGCAGCAACTAAGACATCAAATATTGTCTTCATTTTATCATCATTAACAATGTTTTCCTTGAAATCGGGAAACATCTTTTTCATGTACTTTACTTTAGATGCTGGATCTAATGGATTCTTTTTTGTGTCTTGTGTTCTTGATGGATATATTTTAAAGTCTCCACCAGCAGAAATTTCTTTTGCTTTTTTGATGAGCTTTTCGTGGCCAATTGTTGGTGGATTAAATCTACCAAAAACTACAGTTAAAGGAACTTCTTTATCTATTTCGGGTGGAGCTGGTTCTTGTTTTGGTGGTTTTATTCCTAATCTTTCCTTTGGTGAAGGAGGTGGCTCTATTGCTCTTTCTGCAGTTTTTGGTCCTTTTGGTGTTGGCTCTGGTTTTTCTGGAGATGGACTCTTTTTACGAATCATCTCTAGATCGCCACCAACAGTTTGTGCTATTACTTTTCCACTTCTGTCCACCCAGTTTCCATGGCCATCAGAGGTCAGCCCAAGGCGATATGCCTTTTCTGATGCTCTAGATCCTCGAAATTCTAATATAAATTGCGAAAACTTTTTCATTCTTGTGTGGATTTCCTTACTTATTTATTTTGTGTATAATCAACCTCTTGGTGGATTGCTATCATCACTATATCTTGTAGATCTTTTTCTTGTGGATCTAGTTCCAGGAGCTACTGCCCTATTTGGATCATCCGCAGTTTGAATTACAGGTTTTCCTGGTTTTATTTGATCGCCTTTTCTAAGGATATCATAAGTTAGCGGCTTTCCTTGTGATGCCAATGGTTGTCTTCCACCTGGACCAACAAATGTTGGAGAGGCAGTTGGTCTTTTTGCTTCTGCTTCCTTACCTGCTCCCGTCGATCTGTTCCTTCTCAGAATGGCATCTGCTTGTTGTGCTGTTCTCTGTTGTGCCGTAGTTTCTCTTCCTTGTCCTGGGGTAGACAAATTCATAGTTCTAGATTGTACTCTACCTCCAGAAGACGATGCTCCTCTATTTCTTATTCCAGCTCTGATTTCGGCAGATGTATCTGCATTAGTTTGTGGTATTCCCAACATTCTTCTTCTTTCTTGTGATGCTGCTCTTTTTGCGGCTCTCTCTTCTGGAGTTAATACTTCGTTTATAAGTTCATTATACCAATCATCGCTGACCACATTTAATATTTTCAATGCAGATACCATGTTATTAGCAAATCCATTTTCTACTAAGTATTCAGCGATATATAATTCCATTACTTTTAATATTAGAACTTTTTATTATTTATAAAAAAACCTCCCAAGTGGGAGGCATAAGTCAAACAATATTTTTTTCTAATTCTTGATCTAATTGCACTAAGAAAGATCGAAGTCGTTCAATTCGTTCTGGAACAAATTCTTTACTATATCCAGCAGTTGCCGAATCTAAAACTTGAAGAAGTTCTAGTCCGGTCTTTACATCAATTTTTAGTGTTAGTTGTTTTTGTTTTGTCATTCAAACATCTCCATCTTTTCGATTTTCAGAACGATACACATCAAATGTACCTTCAGGATAACGAGCACTTAGTTTCTCATAATTCATTTGAAGAATCTCATCGAATGTAGTATCAAGTGCCATACATGCTTGAGCAAGATACCAACAAAGATCTCCTAATTCTCGTTTCATATGAAAAACATTTTCTTCATTGTATGGCTTTCCTTGTAGGAAAATTTTCTTTACGACTTCAGTAAATTCGCCTGCTTCAGCACTCAGTCCATATGCAGCCGTCATAAGACGAGGGACATCGGCATCTTGTGCTTCTAGTTCTGATAGCCTAGAAAGAAGAGCAGCAAAGTCAGAACTAGCAGAACTCGTAGTTTGGCGAACAAAATCAATGTACTTGTCGCTATCAATTTTTTGATCGTTTTTCATCAGAAAGTAAAGCTCCTAAATTTTTGTTTTAGATCGGATTGGTGTTCTTCGTCATTATACTCCTCTTCTTGTCCGGAGTCAAGTATGTCTTTTTGTGCTGATTGGTCCACATCGTAAAGACGCATTTTTGATCTATCAATACCAATAACAAATTTTTTATATGTGGATTTGTCGCTATATCTGTTTTTTAATTGTTTCACCAAAATTTGATTTAATTGCTCCAATTCATCAGTTGATATCAAAGCAAAAAGAAAGTCAGCAGTTGCTGGTAGACCAAAAGACTCAGAAGTATCAGTCAATTCTGGATCCGAGGAAGCAAAACCGGATCTAGTAGTTTGTGTAGCACTCATAATTGGAACATTGAATTCTACAGCAAGACCTCTAAGTTCCTCTGCAATAGATTTTACATATGAGTATGAGTTAACAGAAATATTTCCTTTGTACCTACTAGATGAGCATATGTTCAAATAATCAATAAAAATCACATCAGGTTTAAATGATTTT